AACTCCATTGTTGATTAACTGTTTCACTCTTTAGAGATCGTCAGACCAACTACACAGTTGGTTACAGTATTTTATTAACATCGACCTAATTCACAGTAAGGCTTTAATCTGAACCTGTGAGCCTCGAATTTCACGAGACAGTCTTTAAGTCTTATCCGGGGATGTCTGAGCCGGATGTTTGAACAATGGTTAACATGTTAAATATAGTATGAACCAAGGTGCTAACCCCTTATACACCCATGATAAAAGGTGTCAACTATATAATTACTTAGTTGGGTTAACATATATTATCTAATGTTTACCTGTATTCTTTTATTACTTTAAAGTTTACGTAAAGTTTTTATCAGATGGTCTGTAACGTATAGTGGACAACAAAAACCTTGAAACATAAAAGTATAACTAATCATACCTGTATGGGCTAACATGGTCTGTATGACCTTTAAAAGGCTGTTAATAGCTACAATAGTTTTGATGCCTTATAGTCTCTTCACAAAAGGCACAAAAATCTTTTCCATATTCTATCCATTCACTAAAACCCAAATCATACAGCCTGTAAGCATAGACAGAATAAGTCTCAAAGAAATCTTCATCTATATTTGAATAGGTAAAATAGAAATAATCTTTTCCCCTGTATAAACATAGGTTTTGGTTATCGATCTCATTTAGTATTGTTTTGATTTTTATCTGCATTTAGTAACTCCAAAGTTAATTAATTTAGTATCTATGACTAGTAAGGTTGGTGAGGCATTTTTCTTGGATTTATTTTAATTATGTTTATGACCTACAAACAAAGGTAATTAAATGTTATCCTGTTTTAGAAGTGACCTGCTTAGAAATAGCAGAGTAAAAGTTTACGTAAAGTTTACAGGTAATTATATTGGAGGATTAAAATGACAGATAATAAAGACAATAAGCCAAACCTAAAGCTGTTAAATGGTGGCAAGTCTAACCAAGATAAGACTAAGAGAACTTCTGCTGTTGGTGTGGAACTGACAGCTAAACAGCTTGGGTTCTGTAAGGACATTGTAGGAACAGGAGGCAAGAAAGGTATGACGTTAGTCGATGCATATCGTAACAACTACAATGTATCTAAGGATATTAAAGGCAACAGCCTAAGAGCAATGTCTTCTAAGTTAAGAGCTGACGTTAATATAACATTAACTATTAATAGGTTATTGGATCAAAAGGATAGTTTGCAACGCATGCAGACAGTCTCTTTAGGAGAACAGATAATACAAGACTTGTTAGCGTTCAGTAAGGATGAGAACATTACAGATAGTGTACGTGTTAAAAGTTTAGAGCTTGTTGGAAAAAATCTAGGGCTATGGACTGATAAGATAGAGGTAGATAATAAACAGGATAGATCGTCAGCAGATATAGAACACGATCTAATTGGTAAGCTCAATGCATTGATAAAGAAGTAAAGCTGTATAATAAGTTTATGGCTGTTTACGATGTACCATTAAAACTATTTACAGTATATGTTTACCCCACCTACTCCCTATCCCCCCTGTATAGATGGCCGCCTCCTCACGCACGTACATTGAGTGTTGCACAAGTAAATTCATAAAATTTTACAAGGGGGGTACCCCTTTTTTATTTTCAATACAGATGTCTATAACCCCAAATATATATAAATAAGTAAAAAAAAAATAAATGATTCCTACCCATTGACGTATTTATAAAAATAGTTTATTAAAAAGATGTTTTGTTTGTTTATATAGTTATATAGTTATATATAGTTATATATAGTTATAACCATATAGATGTTTATAACAGTATAGATGGTTATAACCATATAGATGGTTATAAACTAAAACAGAGGAACATTTATTGTCAGACAATGTGGTGAACATAATTGATTACAGATCTTCTGTTAAAGAAGAAAGCTGGTCAGAAGATGACGGATCTTATTTTGACGAGATGGAAGACCCGGTAATGATTGGTTGGGTTGTGGATGAGTTTGGTGATAAGACGTTAAGTATTGCCTCTGCAGTAGATACCGTACAATGCCTATGGATGATAGACTTAGCTAAATCAATAGTGGAAAGCCGACCTCCTAAGTGCAGGAATGATAATGAATGATCTGGCATCCCTTCTTAAAGACAACTTAAAAGATATAAAAAATTTACCGGCAAGTCAGCAAAAAGAAATACTGGCATTAATGGAAGAGCTTCAATCATCTAAAGATAAAGATGCAGCTAGAAAAAACTTTCTACCTTTTGTTAATTTGATGTGGCCTTCTTTTATTCATGGTAGGCATCATGAGATTATGGCAGAAGCGTTTGAACGTGTGGCTAGTGGCAAGTTAAAAAGATTAATAATCAATATGCCTCCAAGACATACTAAGTCAGAGTTTGCTAGTTATCTTTTTCCTGCTTGGTTCTTAGGGCAGTTCCCTGATAAGAAAGTTATCCAGACAGCTCACACTGCAGAACTCTCAGTTGGCTTTGGTAGAAAGGTTCGTAACTTAATACAGAACAATGACTTCCAATCAGTGTTTCCCGGAATAGAATTATCAACTGACTCTAAAGCGGCTGGTAGATGGAACACAAATAAACGTGGTGATTACTTTGCTATAGGTGTTGGAGGCGCTGTAACAGGTAAGGGTGCTGATATTCTTATCATTGATGACCCTCATTCAGAGCAAGAAGCTACAATGGGTGAATATAACCCTGATGTTTATAATAAAGTTTACGAATGGTACACATCTGGACCTAGACAAAGACTACAACCGGGTGGTGCAATCATACTTGTGATGACAAGGTGGTCTAAAAAAGATCTTACAGGGCAGATTATGACTAAATCTGTTGAAAGAGAAGGGTCTAATGAGTGGGAAGTTATACAATTGCCTGCAATTATGCCGTCAAAGAAACCATTATGGCCTGAGTTTTGGAGTTTAAAAGAACTAGATGCACTAAAAGCTGAATTACCAGTAGCAAAATGGAACGCACAGTACCAACAGGACCCTACATCAGAAGAAGGCGCATTAATAAAGCGTGAATGGTGGCAGGAATGGACTAAAGAAGACTTACCAGCATGTGATTCAATAATTCAATCATGGGACACAGCCTTCTTAAAAACGCAAAGAGCGGATTATAGCGCTTGCACAACGTGGGGAGTCTTTCATCAGCCCAATGCTGAAGGAATTATGCAGCCAAATCTTATATTAATTGACTCATACAAAGAAAAACTAGAATTTCCAGAATTAAAACGTGCAGCTTACGATAAATACTGGGAATTTGAGCCAGATCAAATGATTGTAGAGGCAAAAGCTTCCGGATCTCCTCTTATTTTTGAACTTAGAGCTATGGGTATACCAGTTACAGAGTTTACACCAAGTAGAGGACAGGATAAGATAGCTAGAGTAAATGCTGTTACGGATATGTTTGCTAGTGGTGTGATTTGGCACCCACCAACAAGATGGGCAGAAGAAGTTATAGAAGAATGTGCAGCTTTTCCAGCTGGAGATCATGATGACTTAGTTGACTCCACTACACAAGCGCTGTTAAGATTCAGGCAAGGTGGTTGGATTAGGACAAGCATGGATGATTGGGACGATGAACCAAAATACACAAGACCAGTTGAATATTATTAGGGAAATTAAAAATGGCTATTGAAAAACCAATGACACCAATGACTAATTTTGATGATTTTGTAGAAGAGACTAAAATAACTGTAGAAGTTGAAACACCAGAAGCTGTGTCAGTTGAAACAGAAGATGGTGGCATGATTATAGATTTTACCGGTGATCAAGTGGATGAAATAGTAAATGGTGGCTTTGATGAAAATTTAGCAGAGCAAATAGACGAAGGTGATTTAAATTCTATGGCAAGTGAATTGATGTCAAACTTTGATTCTGACAGGCAATCAAGAAGTGAATGGGCAAAAAGCTATGTTAAAGGCTTAGATCTTTTGGGAATGAAGATTGAAGAAAGACAACAGCCGTGGGCTGGAGCTTCTGGTGTTTTCCATCCAATACTTACAGAATCAATCGTAAGATTCCAAGCTCAAGCTATGGGAGAGATCTATCCAGCATCAGGACCTGTAAGAACAAAGATACTTGGCAAGTTATCTGTTGAAAAAACGGAACAAGCACAACGAGTTGAGAATGAGATGAATTATCTTCTTACGGAGGAGATGACAGAATACAGAGATGAGACTGAACAGATGCTTTTTAAGTTACCTCTTGCAGGATCAGCTTTTAAAAAAGTATATTACGATCCTATTATGGAAAGACCTTGTGCAATGTTCGTACCTGCAGAAGACTTTGTGGTTTCCTATGGAGCGTCAGATCTTATGACATGCGAAAGATACACTCATGTTATGAAGAAAACAGCTAATGATATATTAAAATTACAAAATAATGGATTCTATCGTGATATAGATCTTCCTGAACCAGAGCCTGATTATTCAGATATACAAGAAAAATATGATGATTTAGATGGAGAGACAGCTACAATAGAAGATGACGATAGGCATACTCTTTTAGAGATGCACGTTGACATGGAATTACCAGAGCCTTTTGAAGAAGAGGACGGTATAGCTAGGCCATACGTTGTAACTATAGATAAGTCATCAAGAGAGATATTATCCATAAGAAGGAACTATTACGAGGATGACAAAAAGAAAAAGAAAAGACAATATTTCGTCCACTACAGGTATCTCCCCGGGCTGGGCTTTTACGGTACAGGACTTATACACCTCATCGGAGGACTTGCAAAAAGTGCAACCTCAATCCTCAGACAACTTATTGATGCCGGTACGCTGTCGAATTTGCCAGCTGGCCTTAAAGCTAGGGGCCTTCGTATCAAAGGTGATGATTCGCCTCTCATGCCGGGTGAGTTCCGTGACGTTGATGTCCCGGGTGGTGCAATCCGTGATGCTATTACTTTTATTCCTTACAAAGAACCGTCAGCGGTATTG